CTTACCGCAATGAGAAACTACGGCTCAATTAGTCCATGGTACGCTATCAATCACCTAGGTAATACTAGGTTATCCGCAACCATATTCCAACTAAAGAAAGATGGTCACGAAATCGATTCAGAAATGGAGGAAGGTGTTAATAAATTTGGGGATAAAATTAGATTCTCTCGTTATCACCTTATAAAAGAAAAGGTTGCTGATTAATTATGTAATTTAATGAATTACGTGTACGTAAGCCTTAATTGATGTGTCACCTTTAAGTATCCTATTGGCTATTCTGTGGTGACCATCGATTACATAATACATATTATTGTACTTAACTAAATAGGCCCCAGTGTTATCATCTTTTAGATTACCCTTAACGGAATCTAAATTACTCATACTCACAAACCTTTGTGTTGGTACTATTGCGTTAACTGGAACGTCTAAAACTGGCTCTTGTTCAAATGTTTCATCATCTTTATATACATTTGTGATTCTAGATATGCCAGAATTAATACCATCACCATGTATATTATCATTTAAGAATATTTCACCCACACGAATTTTGTGGTTTTGATATTCATTAAGCATTTCATTGAATATATTATTTAGTTTCATATATTAATAATCGAATAAGATAAAATTGTTATTTTTATAACCTAAGTTATCCTCATGTATATCCACTACGTTATCAACGACTGGACCAGCATATTCGACCATTACAATTAAATCTTGATATAATTTTAATAAGTGAGGTTCAGCATCCATTAAAAAATCTTCAAAACCAGTGCCCAAAGTATCCATAATTTTTTCACTTAGTAAATGCCAAGTGTCACTATCATCATAATCCAACCATTCATTTACATATGATTCCAATTCGGTAAATAAGGGTTTTATTTCACCACCGACTTCTGGAATATATTCCTTAATTATTACATGCCAACCATTATTGGTTATTTGTGATAATTTATATATCTTCGGGAAGTGTTTATTTTGATTCTGCATTAATTTATTTGATATCTTAATCTCACCCTCGGATGAAGTTATCTTAAGCACCCTGTTATCACTAGTCAAATAAGCAATGCCAGAGGACTCACCTAATGGTTTAACTACATTCACGCTGAACCTAGCCTCTAATTTAGGTATAACGCTAGCAAAGTCGCTCTCAAGGTCCTCCATCAATGTATTATCCATCAAACCCTCACTCAATAATCTTCTAATTAATACCTTCATATTGTTTATTCTAAATCATAGAACATATATTCTATGTCATCATCTGAAATATCAAATTTATTTTTATACTCAATACCTACATTTATTAATTTATTTAAATAACTTTTATCTAATGAAAAAATAAATTTAGTATTATGTAGTTGGATAACTTTTTTAGTATCTTCTAAACAATCCTCATCACCACCGCACCCATTTATTAAATCCTCTTCCTTTTCGGTCATACCATCTCTATTAATCGGTTCCTTTCTTACGTCATCCCTCATCTCGAATTTTTCCCAAACATCCTGGGCATCACCACTGGTGCCACCATCTTGTGATAGTGTTAAACCATTTGGGTAAACATATGTCATAGCCAACTCATATAATAGTGGACCATAACCACGTTGTGAATATACGCCACCCACCATAAATACATCACCATTCGGAACGTACCCAAAACTAATGTACCCAATGGGTTCCTCTAATTTATAGTTATAAAATAAAAATTCCCCACCATCTGAATCTAAAGTAGACTTTGTTAATAGTACTATATCACCCAAATCATTCAGGGTCATCTTCTTTTCATTGATTAAACCTTCGTTTAATAATCTTTTAATTAAATCTCTCATATTAATAAATATCACAAATTTTTTAAGCTATTATGTTAATTATAGAATCATCAAAAACTACAGCTTCTTTAGTACCTTGTGAGTACTGAATAACCATTCCATCATAACCCATATTTAGTGCTAAACTTGTAAAACGTTTATTACCTATTTCTTTGATTATATTCATTGCAGACTCATCTACAAAATTACCACTTAACCCAGCCTCATTACCTATAAGGTTATATAAAAATCTACCACTATATGATGTTGGCAATATAATCGGGTTATTAAAGTTTAACTTAACTGTTTTGATTATATTTCCATAACCACCCCTATCTTTATCGGTGTGAAAATATATCCCATATCCCCACCAACCAGAGTCGGTTTCACCAAAAAAATTAATATCGAATTTAGTAAATTCTTTAGTTGTTCCATGATACCAAGTTATATCATTAATTTCACTTTCGATTATTAATTTTTTAAATATCTTACCTAACTTCATATTAATAAATATCACAAAATTTTGATAAGTTTACAACCTTTAACTAAATTATCCTCAGCCCACAATGGTTGAAGATTAGTCAACCCCCAACATTTTTTAAAACCAACATCTTCGGTAGATTCAAATTTAAATGATATTATTGGTCATTTATTTTCAATTCATACTTAAATAACCCACAATCCCAAATCTTATCATAACCCAAAATTTTAACCATTTCCCCTTCGGTCATGGACATGTCCAATTTATTTGGATACTTTTTAGTTAATATTTGTTTTCTAAACCCAAATTTATGGTCTCTAGATTCAGTATGGTTATTTGGGTGATAATACCTATAATCAGGTTTCAAAGTATTTATTAATTTAAACCCCATTTTTACATATAAATTATTTTCAGAATTCAATGTCCATCTTCTATCGGCAAAACTAATAATTGATTTAGGTTCGTAATTTTTTATAAAATGTTTTAACATTTTAGAACCTAAACCCGATATCTTATAAGAATAGTTGGTGGCAAACCTAGATAAGTCATATACCCCATTTCTCTTATCGCTAAATGTCATTACCCCAACTAGTTCATCATTTAAAAAAGCCCCTAATTTAATGGTTGATGAATCATGACCTTGAATATGATATGTATCTAGAAATTCATTTTTAAGGGTAGTTTGAATTTCCTTAATTTTACATTGCCTACCACCTAAACTAACACCATTAAAACACCTAACCAAATTAGTTAATTTATTGATAACTATATCCCTTTTATTTCTCCATTCATCAGAAAAAATGTGAATTAAATTATAACCATTATTATTGGCACCAATAGTTTTATTTATATGGTATTTTCTATCTTTACCACCAAAACTTTCAGTATGGTGAATATTTCCGTTAAATTCAATACCCAATTTAATATCATCAATTAGAATATCAATTTCTTTACCATTTAATATGCTCCTATTTGATGTAGTAAAATTAACCCCTAATGATGATAATAATTCCCCAATCTCAATTTCAGGTTTAGTTTGATTTCGTTTAATGTTATCTGATAAATTATAAGTGGATAACCTTTTAGCGGTATTTAAAATTAAATCTGAATTCATTAATTTACCAGAATATTTTAATTTATACTCATAGCCACTAATTTTATGTTTAGCTAAATGTGTATTACTAATAACATACATTTTCTCACCACATATAGCACATGTAACACTTTTATTAATATTATTTAAATTACTTTTCCTTATTCTATTTTTATTAAATATTTTATGATAACCCCTTTCATTAGGGAAGTTAGTTAAATAAGATTCTAAAGATATTAAATGCTCACCCTTAATATGTTTCTCAAAACACCCAGTAATATTCTCAACATCCACAGTTTCCCAATCACATAAACTACACTTTCTTATTTTACATTTATCAACCTCTTTAATTGTAAAATATTCTTCGTACCATTTTTCACCATATTTTAATTCATGTTTTTTACGTTGATATGTGTTAGTTGGGATATTAACATCCTTATAATGTTCAATAATATGACTTGTTAATATCCCACTTCTATTCATAGCATCATTAAAAACCCTACCATTTAATTTACATATAGCGATTAATTTTTTATCATTAGAAGATACCTTAATCTCCTTAACTCTAGTATTAATTAATTCATTCGTTACACCATCCCTTATTTGTCCACCCCTACTATTTATTGATATGTTATTATCTTTTAATATTTTACTTATTTTTTTATGACCCACCTTAAATTTAGTAGCTAATTTATGGGTACTAGACAATTCACCAGATATGTATAGGTTAATTATTTCATTGATGTCACCATCTGTTAATTTAATTCTTATCATATTATTTATATTTTATAATACAAATATATGACTTTTATTTAAATTAAACAAGTGTTAACCCATTTAATTTCAATCCAAATATTAATAATTTAATATATTTTAATTAAATTAAAGATATAAAAAAAGCCCTGAAAATTTTCAGGGCTTTTTTAAGTGTTTGATATTTAGGTTATTACCTTAATTCATTAATATTAAATGTTGGAACTCCATCAACTCTAACATGCCCGTAAAATCTGTTGTTTACGACTTTTTTAGCGTATCTCGTCATGATACCTTTTACTGGTGCAAAGTTGAACGGGTTGTACATTGTAGGCGTAAGTTGCATTGGCACGTATGGTGCGTAGATGTAACCAGTGTCTAACAATGATTTACCTTTATGTCCGATTATTACTGAGTATGCTGGAGCATAAGGGTCTCTGTACACTTGGTACCTACCACTTAATGAACCTACTCTTTCAATACCCATGTTGTATTGGTCTTGCTCTGGGTTAGCATCACTTACGTGGAAGTATTCTAAATCATCAAAGATAGCAGAGATTTCAGAAGATACAACTATAAAGTTAGCACCACCTCTTAAGGTAGACTTGTGTATTTGAGCGGAAACTTGGTTAACTTTAGTAATTAAAGTTTGGTTCCAGTCTTTTTGGGTATAAGGACTTGCAGCAGAAGAAGCTTTTCTCCATCCGTTGTAATCCCATCTAACTTGCCACGCAGCAGCTTTTCTGATGTCCCTTAAGATTTCTCTATCGATTTCAGCAGCAACTTGCTCAGAAAGCATTGCAGTTAATTCAGCCTCAGCATCAATGTTGTGGAATGCACTAACATCTTGCGCTAATTCTGGAGACCATGTAGCTCTCAATTTTCTTTCTTCAACAGAAACAACAACTTCATCAAGTCTGAAAGATACTTCTCCCATTTCAGTTTCTAGTTCAAGACTAGCATAAGTAGACCATGAAATACCTAAGTCAGCACCAGTTACAGCTCCGAAAGTCGCTGGGTCAGCACCAATATAACCATCATAGGTTTGAGTTGCTGTGGCTGGGTGAGTTAAATCTAATTCTAAGTAAAGTGCACCTTCCGCATCACAAATGTCAGCATATTCTACAATACCTTTACCGTATTTTTGAGTTACTAATCTGAAAGGAATTTCAGCACCATCGGCAACGATAATCGCACCATCTACATCAAGAATATCAGCACCAGTGTTGTTTGCAACTTTTAAAGAAGCTAAGAAACCTTCAGTATCCATTTCATTACCATCTGGTCCAGTTAATCTACCAGCGTTACTTGAACTGAATCCGATAACTTTAACGATAGCGTTTCTAAGTGAATCATCAGTTGCAGTTGGTAGAACACCAGCTGTAGTTCCTGTTACAAATACACCATCTTTGTTTAAGGTTTGGAATTGTCCAAAACCAGCGGTGATAGTGATTTTACCTTTTGAGTTGTCAAAAAGACCATCATTGTAATAAAGGTCATAAAGACTTTTTTGTTTGTATTCAGTTACTGAACAACCACTAAAGTCAATACATGTAGGTAAAGCAACCGCAGTTTTATCACCTTGAGAAAGACCACCTAATGCAGTGTGAGAACCATCGTCATTTCTCTCAGACGTTTGTGGAACGAAGAAGAATAATTTACCGATTGGCATGTTCATAGCTTGAACTGATACGATATCATTAGCTAACAATTTAGAGAATACTCTTCTCACGATTGGGAATACTACTGTTTCGAATGAACCTGAGTTCGCTGCGGTCGTAGATTCAGCTAATAATGTTGTTGCTTGGTTTTCATATAATTGAGCAACGTTTTCTTTAACGTGACCTTGAAGACCTTCTAAGAATCCTAAAGAATCCCATTTTGCTTGGGTTTGTCTACGAACTTCCTTCATGTGGTTTAATCCGATATTTCCAACTTGCCCAGAATTTAATAAATGTGACATAATTTTTGTTTTTATTTAATTTTTGTTTTTATTATTTTTATCTATTGTTAACTCTATTCATTAGGTCAACAATTCTTGAAGTTTCTTTATCTACATAAGCAGTCGATTCATTTAGTTTTTTCGATGCACTAGTAGTAACTTCATTTGTTAATTTATTACCCATTGATTCGTTAAGTGGTTTTCTAGCACTTAATTCACTACCTATGGTTCTGAAAAGTTTTTTAGATTCTTTTAAATTTGACACTTCATTATCAAATCTTTTGAAGATTCCTTCTTTTTCAGTTTTTGTAGTTGAATGCTCCATAAATAACTTAGTTACATAAGTTAAGTTTGAATTAAAAACTACAGTTTCAGCTAACATGGTTCTGAAGTTTTTAAGAGCTTCTTTATACTCACCATTTCTAACTTTAAGCTCATTGGCCTCGGTTAATAATGCGTTGTATTTTTTAACTGTTTCATTAACGGCAGTTACATTAGGAGCTTTTACGTTATTCGCCTTACCACCAGCACCAACTATGTCGGTTTTGTTGTTAGTTACGTTACGTCCCTTACCTACCTGTATTTTTTCGTCAATGGATTCTTCACCTTCCATTTCTTCATCTTCTTCTGTAATTTCTTCCTCGTTGATATCTTCTTCTTCCGACATTACAGTAGGACCCTCAGCGTTAGCGTGAGATACTGCATCATCATCGAATCCACCATCTAGGTTATCACCAGAATCAGAATCTTTATTGGCTTTTTGTCCTTCGATTTCACCCTTTGCGATTTCATTAGACATAGAACTATTTATATCACCAGTTGCGGTTCTTACGATTTCTTCGTCTAAAGCAATTTCGTACATTACTTCATCCTCGTCCTCTTCATCACCCATTTCTGGTTCAGCATCCATTTCTGGCGCATCACCGAAAGTATCGACACTAAAATCATCTCCACCAAAATCATCTTCGGTTTCAAATTCATCAGCACTAACTTCAGCAGCCGCACTTGGAGCTTTAATTACAAATTCGCCAGGTTCGTTAACTTTTAAAGTTACATCACCACTTGCATCATCAACAACAACTTCGATTTCATCGTCACCAGTTAATTTTTTGTAAACTGCGATTACATCTTCATCACTTGCATCTGTCATATCCATTTCGAACTCGTCCGATGCTACTGCATCCATTCCCGTTTCGTAATCACCTTCTAGGTCATCACCTTCCTCTGAGCTACCCATATCAATTGCATCGACATCAACATCAACTTCATCTTCCATTTCAGAATCGTCACCAGCCATCGGGCTAGCGGCTTCATCATCACCTTCGATTTCGTCTCCTTCAATATCTTCTTCCTCATAATCTTCATTTAAAGATTCTTTCACTAAACCATCAATTTCTTCTCTAGCTACGCTACGAAGTATTTCTTTGGTATTGGCGTTCAAGGCTTCTTGGATTCTTTTCGCATCCAAAAGAGCTTGTTCTAAAATTGATTTACTATTATCAGCCATTTTATGTTTTTATTTTTGGTATAATTTATAATTTGTAGATAAACCTACGCATTTGATTATAAATATGTGTTATTTTTATAAAAAGCGATTTTTTTATTTAAAATTATTTAAATTATTAATTTAAAAGAAATTTATTTATCTTATCGACTATTAAATTCCCTTTTTCAAGTGTAGATTCGGTAAATGGTTTCGCTTCCATTTTATCCTTGAACATCCAAGACCCTGGTGTACTAGGTGACGTAACTACATCCCAACATATGATTTCAAAATCTTCCTGTACTATATGAGTACCATTAACTTCATTAAGTGAACCCACACCTCTTGAAGAAACACCAATCATAATATTATTTCTAAGTAAGTTGGCTACTTCGTCACCTTTAGTTGAAACTATACCGTAGTTTACATATCCAGGTGTCATCAATATTTCCATTTTACCCATAAGGGTTTTACCCTCCCACCATGTTTCGATTATTGTGTGTGATATTCTATCACCAGCTATAATGGATGAATTTCCATTCCAACAAGCTTTGCCCTGGTCCCTGACATAGAAAATGTGGTTTGGTACCTCAACACAATAAACGTTATCATCATAATCAACTAATTCTGTTTTTAAAAATCTTTTATCTAAATAAATTCCTTTAGACTCCGAAATATTAATTCGATTAATATCTTTAGATGAACTTTTTTTAATTAACCTATCACCGAAGTATCTGTCATAATTCCTATCTTCGATGCGCAAATTTCCAGATTTACCAGTTTTTAATATAATCTCTTGTAAATCATCAATTAATTTTTTAGATGTTGAGAATACTTCACTGTAATTATCTCTAACCCTACCATCCCCAATAATAAACCATCCTAAAAAATCAGTTAATAAGTCTTTATTTAAATTTTTAATATCTTCAGGGATAAATTTATCATGTGATTTACCTAATTTATGTAAGTATTTATGTAACCTAGCATCATTTATTATAAAATCTACCTTACCTGATTTAAAATTAACTTCTCTAAAATCTAATGGTAATAAATCCAATAATGTTCGAATTAATTCTTTACTTGATTCTTTTTTTTGGGTTATTTTACAGATATATCCAGACTTAGGTGATTCAAAACCATATTCATTTTCACCTTTTTCGGTAACTCTACTAATTCTTTTAGATACTTTAGAAGCGGAAACTGAGCCATCTGCCAAATAAATACCTAAGAATTTAACCCATAGGTCCATTGGTATTTGGATATCGGACATTAATTTAATTTTTTTATTATAGGGGCAATTAAATGCTATTTCTGATTCATTTAAACCTTTAATAGTAAATATTTTTGAATCATCACCTACCCAATTACCAGTCTTAGGTATATACATCTTAGATATACCTGGTAATTTATTTTCATGAATATCCATGGCAGTTATAAACCTACCCTTATTATACCTATCTATTACCCAAAATTTATGATTAGGGGTAACCTGCAAATCAATGGACCTACCAACTAAAGAGACCATTTTACCCTTATACGGTTTAATTATTTTTTTTGAGATTTCTTTAACTTCTATCTCATTAGTCTCTGGATTTAATGTAAAAATCATTTCATTATCTGAGATATCCTTAATCAATTTCCACCCATGCAGTGTAAGTACCTCTGCACTTTCTCGATGACACTCAGGGTGGTCTAGTTCACCTATGGCTCTTCTTTGTTGGATAAGCTCTTGGTATCTATTATTCTCCCTTTCTAAAATATGTTTTGGATATATTCTACCATTACGATTTTTTACAGTATGTTTTTGAAGAACAACATAAACTATGTAAGGCTCGTTAACGGACATTTGCCCTTGACCTAATTTTTTAACTTCACTAATAAAAGGTTTGTTCCTTGAATCCTGTGGAGATATGTAACCAGCATCCGATTCTATTAAAAACCCGAATCCAGAATTACCTGGTTTAATTATCTTTATATCTGACATAGTTATTTTCTTTTTATACTAATAAATATATCATACTAATAAAAAAACCCCGATAAGTCGGGGTTTAGTTTAAAATACTTTTATTTTCTTTTATAATATTTAAAATATTTTTCTCTTTTAAATATATTTTCTAATAAATTATCAATCAATTCATCTAAGCTATCCTGTATAACCTTTTCTTGAATCTTAAAGCTATGTAATTGGAATAATGTTATTTCACAGGACATATAACTTCTTTTACCAAAACTAATCCCAGATTCTCTCATATTGAAATCAATTATATTCTTATTGACTTGGAATAGTTTGGGGTCTATTTTATTATAGAGTTCCGTTTTAATTCTTTTACTTATTTCTTTAATAATATCCTTATAAGGGATATTTTCATCTTCTAATAATGGTTCGGCCCATGCCGATATGTTTATGTATAATGATTTAGGTTTCTTATTATCTACCGTACCAGAAACTATATTAAAATTAGTATATTCGTTAATTATTAGTTGCTTACCCTTTTTGCTTATCATGTAATTAAAATTTACACTAATATAAGTCTATAATGTCTAAAAGTCAATACCCAGTTATCTATTTATTAAAGCAACAAAAATACCGAAGGCTATCTGCACAACGGCCCAAACAGTCGTAGCCACAGTCTTAAACGTGTTCAATGCGGTAACATCGGCCTTTATCTCCTTAAGTGTGTTAGGTGTTGCCACATCATCCATATACCTCTTCCACTTTTGGATTATATCCATATCCCTTTCAAAAGATTCCACCTTATTAAGTTTAAAATTTATCTCCATTAGGCTTTCTTTAATCTTAGTATCGTTATCGTTTAAACGTTCGAGTTCAGCTAAAACTAATTTAGAATATTCATTCCACCCATCCATACCTTCTTTTCCTTCTTTTCTATCCATAACTATTTATATATTCATAATACATACGTGCGAGCCTATCATTCTTAACGGCTCAATATTATCTCCCTAGTTAAAAAATTTATTTTAAATCCTCATTTAACTCTAAAATTTTTGAGATATCACTAATAAAGGTGGTATCGTTAAATTTTCTATCCAGTAAATTTTCCTTTGCCAATAATAGGCTTTCTTTTACTGACGAATCGGATTCTTTTAATTTTTCGTTTATCTGGGTTAAACAACCCTTAACCGATTCATTAAAAAACGTTGACCTATTCTCAACACTTGAATCCATAATTAGGTTAATAACTTTTCTTTCGGTCTCGTTTAATGAAATATATTTTTCATTGAATTTCTCTACCGCAATATTCGATATTAAACTAGTTGGCACCCCAAGGTCCTCATTAATAACCTTAACCTGATTATTGTTAATATATTCAGCAACCTTCAATGTCGCCTCGACAATTTCACCAACGGAACTGGCCGTTTTTTTAGTTAAAATTAATATAGAAATATTTTCATGTAATTCCTTAACCTTATCGTTAGTATATACACTACCTTCTTTTAATGATGTTGGTATCTTTGATTCTAAAAGTTTATTAGCATCCAATATCTCCTGTTTGGTATATTTACCCATCAAAGAAATATTCTCCCTAATATATTCAATAGCTTTAGTTTCGTTAACCTCGACCATATCCTCAATATTTTTATATATTAAAAATTGTGTTCTAAGTACTTTATTTTCCTTTATCTGTTTAAGATAATTCTTAAAAAGTAACTTACTATTAAGACGTTTACTACCAATACTTTCAGAAAGTATTGTGTTGTATGAATCTTTTATTAGTCCGAAATTTTTCATATTTTGTTATTTATTAATAAATAGTTTTCTAATGACAAAAAGTCTTATTCATCTAACATTTTGTCAATATCGTTTATCATGCTATTTATATTCTCATTAATTTTTAAATTCTTATCCTGGAACTTGACCCTTTCGTTTACAATTTCCTTTTCAGTCGGGATTATGGAATTTATCAACTTATCGGAGTAAATGTTTTTATATTTTTTTTTCCTAGCGGATAATTTATTCTTTTGCTCGATAATTAGGTTGTCCATTCTTTTAAATGTTTCTTCCGTAGCATCTGGTTCAACCCCTAACTCACCATCTCCATCATCACCACCTTCTCCGAAGTCAAGACCGTCATCACCACCTTCGGCACCACCTTCATCTTCATCGAAATCTAGACCATCATCACCTTCGTCACCACCTTCACCGAAATCTAGGCCGCCCATACCGCCACCACCGAATCCGCCTCCACCAGCATCACCGCCACCTTCACCATCTTCACCATCTTCGGATTGACCACCTTTCTTGGCAGCTTCTATATCTCCATAAACTCTATCAACTTGGTCGAACATACCCGTATGCTTAATAACATTTGAAGTATTCTCCATTTCAGCCGCAGCTGCCTTCTCTAATCTTTGTTCAAGTAAATCCTGTTTAATTTCATCATCGGACCAACCCATAATTTCCCTCTTACCTCTAGTCATGGACATAACACTAAAACCATTACCAGCATCGGAAACCGCATCTTTAAATAATGCGACCTTAGCGGACATGTGCTCAACCTTAAGCATTTCTGCTTGCGTTGATGGGTTATTCAATGTAAGGGTAAAGTTATCCAACTCATCTTCAAGCCCTAATAAAAATAAGTGCAAAATAGCAACCTTATTTAATTCTTGAATCATTGATTGTTGTATTCTGTTTACGGTCCTTGTAAATCTAATATCCTGTAAGGCCAAGTTTTTACCTTCACCAGTTGGTTCATCAAAACCTAAAAATGATTTAGGAACCCTAAGTGCCGTAAATAACTTTCTTTGTAAGTATTCAATATCCGCAATCTGGTCCAAATTAGAATTTTTAATATAGACCCCTGATTCACAAGCAAATGTGTGATAATTATGATATTTTTCGTCACCATCTACAGTAATAGTTCCAGTATTTATCCTATTTTTTAATCTCTCAATATTAACTATTTTATGGTTATAATTAACTTCGATATTAGATAATTTATTTTCTTTTTCTATATAATATCTCCAAGCTCTAACATTTTTATACCCTAATTCTTCTGCGGTAACTTTACACCATTCTCTATAATTTTTAAAACCACGTTTTTTTAGCATTTTATCTAAATGATTTCTAGTAAATTCGTTTAGGTTGGCCATTGAACTTCTAATATCTTTGTTTGTGGATTTAAATTCATTTATAAAATCAATTGAATTATTAAGTTCAATTAATGTTAAATCGGCTTTACCATTTAGTTTAAACATTCCCAAAAACATATTATAAAGTTCATCAGTAAATGTTATTGTTTGTTTTTTACTAAATACTTTATCTCTATATTCTTTTGACCTCCAATTATTCTTAGCAATTATTGAAAATGATTCTTTAAAATCATCAGTTGATTTAGTAATACTAATTACATTACCCCTTAATTTAATTAAGTCAGATTTATTTGGGTTATTGTTAAATGTTTCATTTGATTTATTTCTAGAATTAATTCTATTAATTCTAGATTGTTTTCCTCTAATTTCACGTTCACTATCGGTTTGGTTATTAATAAATTTATTAATACCTTTCCTAATTTTTTTAATATTTTCTTCTGGGTTTGCCCATATAGTTTTCATTATTACTGATTGGTGATATTTCATATGGTCACCGCCATTCATAAAAACTAAATTATTGGGGTTATTATTAAATCTATCATGGTCTTTGTGATGTCTAATATTTTTTATCTTATTAGTATATTTTTTATCAAAAATAAATTCTTTAATTACATCATTTTCAGTTGTAAAATAATCCGTAACCATTCTATGTGTAAAAATCCATTCTTTTTTAGCTGAATCCCAAACACGCTCATACTCATTAGTGTTTGCTTTAATCTTTTTAGTGTCTCTATAAAACGGCATCAACGAATCACCCTCAACCAAATCCTGTGCTTCAATGAAACCTTTTGTTCTATGAACCCATTTATGGTCTGGAGTGGTTGTAATCGACTCACCATTATCTAAGGTGATTTTTAACACTTCAGCATCTTGTCTAGTTTCTCCAGCCCATGTAATCATTCCTGGGGCTACAGCACCCGTTTTAGGGTCACAAGAATACACCCATAAATTCCTATTACCACCATCCCATTCTGATATAATTTCATTAAGTTCTAATGTTCTACCATCTAAAAGTGGTATCTTAGTATCCAGTGCCACACAAGCACCAGCCAAAGTGTCTATTGGGTTTGGTGCATCTTCAGACCTAACTGGAATAAAGAAATCCTGGTCATTTGCCATTTGATTGTATTTCAAATCTATTTGACCAGTTTGAGCATCCATAATTGGTGTTCTCTTAAATCTATTCGCTATTTCATCAACGTATGCTGGAACATCTTCATCATCGATGTTACCAACGTAAATCTTATATACTCTTCTTTCTGGTGCTCTTGTAATACGATATATAAGCATCGCATCCTCTGATAATAATAATTGTTTCCAAATACGTCTACCTTTTTCCAAAACGCTCGTGCCGTAAGGTAATCTTCTATCGTCACCTAATAATCTAAAGTGGGCAATTTGCCAAGAATTAAATTCAACATCCTTACCCCTCCAATAAAATTTAACCTTATTTTCATCCGTATCGTCACCACCACTTGGAGACCTACCAACTAATAATCTATTATATAAATCACCTTCACGTCTTTCTATCTCAAAGTTAGGTAATTGTCTAACTCCCATAACACCAGCCTTATCATCTATATTCAAGAATACAAAGTTATCACCATACTTACAATTCATTAAAAATACACCAGAACTTCTTGATGTTGAACCAGTTACATCTTTACCGCACACAGGGAAGTTATGTCTATCATCTTCCCCATTGGGTCCAACGGCTTCTAAACAATATACATCTGATGTTTCATCTAATTTAATGACCGAAACAACCTTATGGTTTAATAATGATTTTTCTTTAGTTTTACCCAAATAAATTGATTTAGCTTTAGCATAAGATTTGTCTAAGACTAAACTTGGTTTAATTGATATCACATAATCAAAATAATTTTTACCTGTTTTTCTAAAAATAACTTTCTTTAGTGTTGTGGTATTAATTGATTTTTGAATATCTTTTCTTAGTGTGTATTTTATTTTAAAAAGTTTTATAAAATCTTTATCATTTTTAAGTAAATCGGCTAATTTGTTTACGCCAACATAAGTTTCACTTGAAATTATTAAATTAGTAATATATTTCAAGCACTCATCAGTGATTTCGATTGTCATTTCTTTTTTGGTTTTCTTAATAAATTCATTAGAACCCCAATTCTCTAACATTTTTTCTGAACGTATTTCATTGTGTTCTGTATGTAAATCACTTGAATTGTATTCTTGAAAATATGTAGGGTAGACACCTTTCATTTCTTCTGATAAACGTTTTTTTCTAGCATCCGACCTAAGATACTTATCTATTCCAGACATTCTTTTTTCAACCACATCTACCCTTTTTAAAACCTTAGTACCAATCTCACTCATTTTATTGTGCAATTTAGTGTGGTCAGAACTTTTCATTCTCAATAAATTAGATGGGTTATTATTTAATTTATTAAAATCTACGTGGTGTGATACAAAAATAGATTTTTCTTTTTTCTCGCTAGATAAATCCCTACCATCTTCTCTAACGACAACTCTATGAGTAAACTCAAATTTATTAGAATTGGGGTTGAACACTTTTTCATAACCATTAGAATCACTATTTTTAATTTTTTCTTTTTTAGAATAAAAAGGCATTAGTGATTGTCCAACAGTTAAACTATCAGCCCTCTTAAAAGAACCATCTCTAAGCATATATTCGTGGTCAGGTGTTGTATCAACATGTGTTCCATCATCTAATGTAACCCTATATAATTCACTATCTTTTCTAGTAAGGTCACACCATATAATTTTACTTGGGACAATCGATTTTGTATCATCTTGAATAGCATAAGACCAAATATCTTCACCATTTTTAATTCTATTAGATAATTCTTTAATGGTCACTTCAGTTCCATCTAACAGTGGTATAATACTATTTTCTCTAATGGGTGTGTTTCTTGTCCACATTGGTAATGATGTGTGAATATCCAATCTATTGAAAAATAAATCCTCTAATATTGTCTTTACCCTTTTTGAATCCGAATAAACGTTCAACATTCTACCCTTGTCATTAGTAGTGGTACAATTATGAGAAATTACCATACCGCTATTACATTTGACCCCAAATGAATTATCAGCCGATGCATTAACTAAATCATATACCGACTCGACCCCAACATGTTCAACACTAATAACTCTATGCTCACCTCCTCTATTTAAAAATTCTTTTTTTCCTTTATCATCAAGTAAATTTAATTTATCATTTAATCCTTTATGTAATTTTTCTATACGCAATTTTTTATTAACTGTGTCTAATTTATCCCATGTTTTTTTAGCTGTTTTGCTAAAAATATTTGACATTTTAACTCTAAAATCATCATTTGACCATTTTTCTTTATTTAAATCAGTGTGTAATTTTTGGTGGTCATCCCAAAACATATATTCTAATTCATTAGGGTTATTATTTAACTTATTAAATGATTTGTGGTGTACCACAATTTTTTGGTCATTAGATTTTTCATCCAATAACATTCTTTTTTTATCTTCAATATTTTCACTTTCAGCGACAATAATATGTGTTAATTTAGTGTCGCCCTTAAAATTAGTTAAACTAACCTTTTCATAACCCTTATAATCCAATTTTCTAGATATAGTTTTTAATGAGTCACCATATTTTAAGCTTTTAGTTTCAACCCACAAACCATCGTTTGATAACCATTTATGGTTATCGGTGGATAATAACTCAGTGCCATCATCTAGTATGATTTTAAAAATATCTTTTTCACCCTTTAAAACAACCCTATCAATTTTAGATGGTTTAATTTTATTACTTTTAATATCCACGCCATAGGTCCAAAAATTAGTTACACCTTTATCATGTAATTCTTTTACCGTGTATTCAGTACCATCTAATAAAGGTATAACTGATGATGCCGCCAAGCATTCTTCCATCATAATATCAAGTGCTGCGGATATTTCTGGATAAAACTCCATAGCCTCGAAGTCGGTATAAGACCCGATACGAGTAGTTTCGTAATGTATCGATTGTTGAAAAAGCTCACCATCGACCTTTCGCCACATACCACCAAGGTATTTATTTTGTTGTGCCTGTAGTTTAGCCCTATCGTATGCTTCTTTATCCTTAGTTTTTATCAATGCGTCATTACCAATAGAATACCTATTCGTAGTATCCTTTGGTACATTTATCCCATCTGGTCCAAAAACGTTGTTTAGTCTTTGAAATACTGTTAATTTCTTTCCAGCCATAATTTTACTTTAATTTTATTCAATATACTCAATTAATCATATAATTAAATAGTTATTCCACATAATCACACTGTACATATGCCTGTCTCTCAACACCACTACCCGTTACTACCGTAACGAATGAATATGTTGAGATAAAATCATTACCCTGTGAACCTAAAGGTGTTGTACAAAAAAATACGCCCTTAGGTTCATTCTTTTTAACTTTTTGATTATCGAACGGGGTCCATTTGTATAACTCCCCACCTTTTTCACCACCACTTTTTCTTACGAATACTTTTCTACCTTCTAAACTCATATCTAATTTATTTTTTATCTTGTTCCACTAAATAACCATAAATACTCACCCTTAGGGTCTTGCATATTTCTAGCGGTTACATCATTGAATCTAGGTTTACCCGTAGAAGCTTTATTTTTGCCAGATTTGGGTACAAACCCATTATCATAGGCATTAACTGGTTTAGCCGCACCACCACCAACGGACCAACTAGATAGAATAGCCTTACTTTGTGTCTTTAGTTTTTTTAATTTTTTAAACGAATGTTCCAATACCCATAATGGCATACCCAATCCCATAAGTAAATCATCGTGGTATCCGTCCTGATGGTCTGGTCTACCATTCTTATATATAAACGTTTTCATTTCCGAGGTCGTTCTTCTAGATTTAATTTTAACACCATTACTCCTAATCATAAATTCTAGGTGTGCAATCATAGGTAATCTAACCCCATTGGCGTTGAATCCTGGCATCTTTTCATTCTTTGCGTGGTATTCAAGCTCGTGTTTCTTACTATTAAGAATTTTACCCCTAGGTTCATCATAATGTAAGTATTTATATTTTAATTCAATTAACTTTAACACCGTTGAAACGCCCATACCACCAGTTATATCTATAACGCTGTAAGCTTCGTACATGTTTCCATATTCGTATATGATTTCCCCTAAAACATCGGGTGGAACTTTACCCTGATATTCAAATACTTGTTCCATAGTGGTAAAATCAAGAATCCATATTGTTGATGAATCCTCACCATCACCACGGCTAACATCAGAACCTAAAATATATTCATGACCAGCCACGGGCTTGGCCCACATCCAAAATTCGGATTCGATACCAGTGGTCCATTTCGGGTCCTCAACATTATTATCCTCATGGTACGCAATATCCTCATCCGCAATTACGTTACCGCCAGACCCTAAGAACGA